CTCATATATCCGACGATGCCGTTCGATGTAGGCTTGGAGAGTAAGTTCACGTTTTTAGCCGCAACATACTCTTTCAGTGCTTTGCCGTTCGGAATATCAAATTCACTTAGTTCAACAGAAGATCCCGATGTTATGATTTCTTTTATTGTTTCAAGCCCGACAGAGTTGAAGCCGAAAAGTCCCTCACTGATATTCGTCGGCTTTTCTATCTTTTTGTCAAGCGCCGCTTTAACCGCCTTGTTCTGCACGGGATTTTTCGACGTCGCGGACAATTCCGCGTCTACGGTTATAGTTGTCCCCGCACCGCCGCTTCCGCCCGAAAGGCTTCCCAAGCATTGATACATCTGTATCAGATAGTATCTGATAGGCTTGGTGGCATTGATAAATACCCATACATACTTATCATCAATATGCAGTCCCTGCACGGTTCCTGATATTTCTGTTCCATTTGCTTCATATAGTTGCCTTTTCGTCACCGATACAGAATAATCAGACATCGACATTTTCGCAATTTTATAACCTGTGTCCGAATAGCCAAAATACAAGGTGTCTCCCCAAAACTTTGCCCCGCCGACAGGATATGCGGTCTCGGAAGTATGAGTATCAAGTACCGTGAATTGTCCGTTAAACTCTCCGTTATCATCAACATTCAGCATAACTTTCATTACCGTTTTAGCGTTGTTCGATAACAAGTATACGATATTGTTCAACCCAAGGTTTGACGCCCCCCAAACAGCTTGCACCTTAAAGCCAATATCTACGTTGTATACGATCGCATTCGCGGCAAGTGTCGCGTTTGCCGACCATTCGGAAGTCACAAGTCCCATGGGATTTTTAACGACCGCAAACCAGTTTCCCTCTGTCGAGAAATCGTTGCCACCATTGCCGAAGATAAGACAGTCATTTGCGGGGTTGTAATCAAAACAATTGAGGTGTCCGAAGTCGGTATGGATAATACCAAGCGCCAATAACCCGCTGTCAGTTATCTTGTATCGGTAAATAACTGTCTTGTCGCCGCTTGCGGCAGACCCCCATAATTCGCTCTTAACAAAAGTAAAGTCATTTGCATTCGGGAAATCGGTAAATATTCGCTTAATTTGCCCTGTTTTTTCAGAAGTATTATCAATATTAAATATTTCTGCCGCGGGAATATTTAGATTCACAAAGAGTTCCGCCGCCGAACTCGCCCCGGAAGCAAAACGCGTGGAAATAACGATAAGAGCAGCGTTTTCAGGAACGCTCACATTATCGAATGAGATAAGGTTAGCCCCAGCAGCCGTCGGTTTTATGCCTGAAATTAAATTGCTTGCGATACTATCCTTTGCGGAATAAAACGCAATTGAATAAGTTGCGGTTGAATTGGAATATAACTTTGCGTTAATTTTTTTTATTGGATATTTGTCTGTATAGAAATAATACGAAAACCAACTCCCGCTTGCCGTATACTCACCGTCTGCGGCTATATATCCGCGCTTGCGCGTGTCGTACTCTTCCAACGATAACGTTGCATACGGAAGGGCAGACACTTTCGCAACCTCGTTTTTTTCCGCATCCGTGTAATCATTCGTCGAAAGCCCCTTACCCGCAACTTTGTCAACCTTGCCGCTTAGAAGCGTTTCAACCGATTTGGCAGCGTTGGTCGCTAATTCGGCTGCTGAGTTTGCCGCCGTAGTAGCAGTCTCGCATGCTAATTTTACATCGGAGACATCGGAAATAAGGGTGATAAGAATATCGTAGTTCTCGTCCTCCGTAATATCCGAGCCTTCGTATTCAGCCGCTTCGACATCAATCGAGAACGAGGTTGAAGTCAACTTTTGTTCGTCTGATCCGATAACCGAAATACTGCACCGTACAACATCGTCAAGTCCGAGCATCCAGTTCGTAAGCGGAACAGTCACCGTGCCGTCCGAATTGACCGTACCCGCAAATGCTTTTGAAGAGTTATCCGCTCTTTCGGCATTGACAATCGCCGTTGCACTTGACGGGATTTCGATTTTAACGCCCTCATTGCAGAGCGTTACTTTGAGAAATCGAGAATTGTTGTCGTTCTGTTTCGCAACAATCGCCTGAAACAGGTTTTTCTTTGCGACGTCAACAACAATCTCTTTTGTTATTTGAGCCATTTTTCAGTCCTCCTTTATTAAGTGATCACTTGTTTCCAAGCAGCCCAATCATTATTTAGTTTCACCCGAACATAAACACTCCCCGAATTACTTGTGTATCGTTGCATAACAAAATACGGGAGGGGCGATATAACTTCAAGGACACCGCAGTTGCTTGCGGGATAATTACTTTCCGACTGTGTACTGTTTATCCACGAAGCGTAATAAATACCCGAAGCGGTTACATCGTTCAACGACACCCCCGTACACACTTCACCTACAAATCCTTGTACAATCTGACCGTTCATCATAATTTTTCCGTTGACATCAAGAGCGGACTGCGGGTCGTTCGTATTGATACCGACCTTTTCCGCACGGAACGCCACAAGCGGTTGACCTTTGTTTATGTAAAGGGTAATCGTGTTTGTGGAGAGTTTGTCCGAAACTTCAAGTTGCACATAGTAGGCATTGGCACTCGCAAGAGTAATCCAACTGTCATTGTCAAATGAAAAGCTCGAAGTGGTGCTTTCGACACTGCTGATTGTTGTATAACTGCCCCACGATGTTGCGGAGACATTTTTTGTTCGATACCGTGCGCTCACGAAGGAGTTTTTTGCCGTTCCGCTTACGGTTATGGGTGATAGCGTTCCCGTAAAATCAAACTGTATTGTGTCCTCAACATTGTTTTCACGGCGAATATGATAAGAATCAATAGTGATGCTTTCATAATCAATAACCGTAATATTCTTCGTTACGGAGGTTTCATACCCCCGGCTGTCTATCGCAGTAACGATCAAGGAGAGAGTTCCTGCATCTGAGATAGTACCGAACGGGATTGAGGTTGTCGTAGAGGAAATACTTTTCTCTCCTACCGTGGCACGATACTTTACAATACTTGCACCGTTTTTCGCAGTAGCAGTATCGCAGACAACCCGAAGAGAGGACTTCGACTGCACAAACAGATTTGCATTTTGAGTGACATTCACTACGGCGTTGTTGTTATCTGAAAAAGTGAAATTTGTAAATGTCGGCTTTGAAGTACTTGCGGTCGTATAAATCGTTCCGCTTGCAGACGAGGTAGTACCAATCTGTGTTGACCCACTGTAAGTAGTCAGGACATAGGTTACGCTTAAAGTCTTTACCTCCGACATCGCCATCAAAATAGTTGTCCTCTGTGCCGAAGTCAGGGATATAGTCTTATTGTTTGTTCCCACACTACCTGTTAACCCAGTAATGGTGAGAATTGTTGAAGAACCGTTTTTAATCGCCAATGAGTGAGTATAGCTCTTATCGTGGATCGTCCAATTTATATTGAACGAGGGAGAGGGCACATCAACGGTCAGGGTATTTACGGAGTTTAATACGGTTGCACCGAGGGTTTTAACACTTGAAGCGGTAGATTCACCATACAATCCGTTGGACTGCTTTCTTGCACGAACCTTGACTTGATAGGTCGTATTCGGTGTAAGCCCCGTAATCGTCTTTACCGCACTTGTTCCCGCAGTAGTAGAAAACTGTGTCCAAGACGAGCCGTTGTTGATACTGTACTGCCATATATCAGCCGTTACAGAGGATTTTGCATTGACATAAACCGAATTTGCGGTAATATTGCTTGAAGAGAAAGAAATCTGGGGGGCGGTAATATCAGCACTTGCATTTCCCGAAGTACCCCAAACCTCATTATCCGTTCTCCTTGCCCTGACCTTAATTGCGGTATAATTCTTACTCGACAGTCCCGTAAGTGTCTTACTTGCCGAAGTACCGTTAGAGGTGGAGAAGTTAGTCCACGAAGAGTCGTCGTCAAGACTGTAATCCCAACTGTTACAATTCTTATTCGCAGTACCTTTTACGGTAATGCTCGAAGTCGATACAACCGAAGCAGATACCGAGACGGTAGGAGCAGAGCGATCAATCGTGTCAAGGTCAACGGTAGTAGATGCGGTAATAGTACCGATTGAAACACCTGAATAAGTACCACTGAATCGCCAACTTGCACTAAGCGGAACTCCCGTTTTTGCACCGTTGGAATTGTGATAAACATTAACCGTCCTATCAAACAGGTGTACAAAATGCCAACTGCTACCGTCATCGTTTATCGCAGGGGTCGAGTAAGTGCCGGAAGAGCCGTTAATACTTGCAATACCGTCACTTCTCGCCCCGACATGAATTTTCCAAATGTGCAGATAAACTTTAAGGGTTACGGCGGTATAGTTCCCGGTTTTACTTTGACTTCCCGACCATTCGCAGTAAAGTCCAAACTGACTTGTAGGATAATTATGAAAACTGCCGCTAAGAGCCATTAGACCTTACCTCCTTAATCAAGAAATACTAAGTTTGTTCCCGTATCACCATAGGGAATAAGCCGTACTCTACCGCATTGGGCGTATGTGGTAAAAAATGCTTTCGGGATATTCATCTCGTCCGCTTCGATATTCGTAACGAGCATATCACGATAATAAATTCTGAACGCTTTCGGCGTGATTTCAATGTTGTAATCCTCGCCAACATTGCTCACTTCAATACCTTCGGCAGACAACAGACGGAAAAGCGCATCTCCGGCAGCAGTTACGCCATAAGACCATACAGGGCTTCCGTTGTTCCAACCCGTGGCTGTCCAAGCAATTCCCGTAGCAGTCATAGTGAATATTGTTTTGCTTTCTTCAAGATTAGGCTTGTTATGAAGATAATAGATAACCGAGCCGTCATCCTGCGTAACAGGAGTTTCGTACAAGCCCATTGCGTTACAGATAAGTTCATTGAACGCAAGTACCGTCTGAACTCTATCGTTTAACGCTTCGTTCTGCCCCTGTTGCAGACTTTTAATAATTGCCGACTCTTTCTTCGTAAGAGGGTTTGCAGAAGCATATCCGCTCTTTGTTGCCGTCTCGCCCTTACCCTCGATAGAGGTACTTGTGTTAAGCGAGAAAGTGTAGTCGGTAATAATGGTAGTGTGTTCGCCGCCCGTTTTATCAAGGAATGTGATAACATCGAGCGGGTACAGGTGCGGCATAGGTTTTATTGTTGCTGAAAACGGAGTGTAAGTAAAACCGCCAAGAACATTGTATAGAGCCTGTGCCACCGCACGATAATCGTGCTGAATTAGTTCGTTGCCCTCGATATTAAAGGCGTAGCCGTCATCCCCGACAAGATAAGTTTCTTCCTCTGTTGCGATCTGCACACCCGTAATTTCAACGGCGTTTTCTTCCAAGTCGGAACTGAAACGATTTTTCAGATCAATAACCGTATCGGTCGAGGAATACCATTTCAAAATAAGGTGTCCGTCCCAATCAATGAAACCGCAAGTACCTGTCAACTCTGCAATCCACGAAAGTAACTGCCGATAGGTCAAATCCTCCGTGGTGGGTGCTGTCTGTATTATATAGTCGTGATTAGGAAGTATCGTAACATTCGTTCCCAAGGTGACATTGCATATATCGCAAATGCGGGAAAGCAGATTGCTCACCGTCATAGGAAACGAAAGTAAGCCTATATCAACAGGTTTGTCGAACAATACCATACGATCGAGAGCCGCAAGAGTAATGACCTCCAATTTCCGTGGTGCTTCGTCAACCGTGAAATATCCAAAGGGTACATAGTGGTAGACTGCGTTTTCCCAACGCCTTGCATCCCACTTTTTTGTGCCGACACGCACATACATTTCAGCCCCCTCGAACTGAACACTATTAAATCGTCCGTCCGAGTTGTTGAGTTTCAATTCTATCTCTGCTGCTACGACCGAGCCTATCTCAATCTTACTGCCGGAAACGCAATAGCGATTTACCGATAAGCCGCCGAGAACAATATCCTTTTCGGTCAACTTCAAGTTTTCACTTAGTCCGTAAAAACTAATGTCTACGACCTGTCTGTACGGTGTTGTGAAAAGGTCGAGCGCTTCTTTTGAAATGGGATATGCCATATTACACACCTGACCTTTCGATGATATTGAACGAGAGGTTAGACCAAAGTCCTTTCGTAGCGTTATACATAGGAGCAGAGCGATTACCTACATAAAATTCAGAGGTAACATATTTGCCCTGCATTGCATCGAGATAGCATACCGTAATATACTCAGGGTTAAACGCTTGTAAAAGTTCGGAAACCTCCATAGTGGAGATGTTCTGCCACAAAAGTTCAAGCCTTACGAGTTGACCGACACGCTTCTTGTGCATTACGGTATCTTCCGTGCGCCCTGCATCCGAAGCAGAGACATCTTCCAATTTCCAAAGGAAAGAGGAGGGACACTTGATAGCTTTACCGTTGACCGACCTAATCGGATTGAGTTCTGAGTATGTAGCCATTCAAACATTCCTCCTTTACACTCCGACAGGGACGATTGTTCTGCCGTCCCGTCTGTTTTTTCTTTCCAAACCGCTGATGAGACTACCCGTTCCGACATAAGCCGTAACATTAGTGTCTTTATCAAGCAGTCTGCGCAAAATACTGATTTCCTCACGAAGAAGAGCATTCTGTTCAGCGTTGGCATCTACAACACCTTGCGCCACGCTTTCTCTCATTTCATCGGTGTTCATAACGCCCGTTCGATTGCCAATGTTCGCTACAACCTCTGCGCCCGCTTCACCCGCTATAAACGCTGTTCCGGCATTTACCATACCGCCGTTTTCCAATCGAGGAAGAGATACTTCGGATATGTTTCGGATATTAAAGCCGAACTTATTACCGCCTATGACCGGCACCCAATCGGGGACATCAAAACTCAGTTTGTTCAATGCGTTTATCATAAAGTTAAGCCCCTTTATGACACCGTTTACCATTGACTCAATTCCCCTGAGAATACCGTTAATAACGCCTTTGATTGCTCCCCAAATACCATTCCACACGCTCGTCATAACAGACTTGATCGTATTCATACAGTTTGTAAGGAAAGTTTTCACGGCGTTAAAGGCGGTCGTGATGCCAGTCTTGATCCCGTTTACGACATTCATTACTCCCGTCTTAATGCCATTCCACACGGACACGGCGGCATTTTTGATGCCATTCCAGATAGTGGAGAGGAAAGACTTAATGCCGTTCCAAATGGACTCGACATTATCCTTGATAGAGTTCCAAATACCCTTTAAGAAATCCCAAATGGCAAGAGCAACACCCTTTATCAAGTCCCAAATACCCACGAAAATATCTTTGATTCCGTTCCAAGCCCGTTCCCAATCTCCCGTGAACACGCCCGCTACGTAGTCAATAAGCCCTGAGAACCGGTCAATAACAAACCCTACAACAGAACTGATAATGTCCCCAATAAAAGAGAATACATTTCCTACAAGGTCTTTGAGCAGATTAAAGATAGGCTCTACAACAACCCACACGGCTGATATAACATCGCCTATGCCGGACACAATGTTTTGAATTTTCTCGCCTTTCTCCTGAAAGGTAGCGGCAAGTTTCTCAAAAATGGATTTCACTCCGTCAATGATTACAATAACAACGCTTTCGACCCATTCAACAACCGGCTGAATTGCTGTCCATAACTCCTGTACTCCTGCAAGAAAAGGTTCAAAGAACGCCTGTAACGCCGAGAGTGCAGTAGTTATCGCATCGATAGAAGCAGGGGCGGCTTCCTCTATTGCCCAACTCGCTATCGGCAAAAGAACGGTTTGATAGAGCCATAGTAGCGTTCCTCCAATCAAATCAACCAACGGCTCTAATGCCGCCGTACAACCCTGAAATGCTGTCATAAGCGGCGTAAAGTCAAGCGTAGCCAACCAATCGGCGGTTGCACCGTAAATACCCTCAACAAAGGAGAGCAAGTCGTTAAAGATGTTCCAAATATTTTGAAGTATCTTCGTGCCATTGTCGTTTGCTTTCCACGCTTTCGCAAGCCCTGAGCCGAGATTACCGACACATTTCAGAATGTTTTGGAAAATGCGTAAGATGATCTCTAAGGTCTGCTGCCCCGTTCCGTTTGTCCAAACTTCACGGAAACTGTCTCCGACCGCAGTACAAAAGTCCTTGATACCCTCAAACGCAGTTTTAACGGCATTGATTGTATTCTGTCCTTCATTCGCCCAAGCATCGGCAAATGGCTTAAAGAAATCAGCGAAAGGATTAGCCACATCTCCGAGTTGAACTTCTTCAAACATTTGCGAGTAATCCTGACCGCTTGCACCGCTGCCCCCGCCACCGCTATTGTTATCCTGTAAGGCGTTAATTTCGTCAATTCCGAGAATCGACTTTTTAAGTTCCTTGTTGGCGGTGGTTGCACTATTAGCGGCTTTCGCATACTGAGTAGGATATTTAACGGCTTTTGTCCAAGTGCTTGCACCCGAAAGTTTTGCGAACACCTGATTGAGGACATTGATGAGTGCCACGCACTTGTCAATGACATATTCGATTGCCGGAGCAAGCATATTGATTAGCGGAGCAACCGCAGCACCGATACTATTTTTGAAGTATAAGAAACTCGTTGAAATACTATCGAGGGAAGAAGCAAGACTACCGCCAAGTGCTTTACTGTACTGGTAAGCGTTGTCCATTCCTTCTTTAAATCCTGCGGCAATAGCGTGAATAATGGCACTAAACGCTCTGTACATAGCCTGTTTCCTGAACATTGTAAAAAGTCCACGGAACTTTGTAGTTGCTTCTGACAGAGATGTTTTAAGTTTCTGTAAGGGCGCACCCGCAATTTTCAGAAAACTCTTTGTAACGGCTTTTGCGCCCTGTCCTGCGAGAGAGCTGAGCTTACCAAAAGCCGATTTCGCAATCGTTCCGATAGGCGTTAGAGCCGCTTTTGCCTTACTGAGAATTTCCCCAAACTTACTACCAACTCGCCCAAGTGTTGAGATAACACCCTGAACGGGTTGGGTTATGGTATTCCAAACATACCTTGCGGCATTTCCAACAGGTTGCATTTTCTGTTTTAGTGCATCAAACGCACTACCAACTTTTGAGGAAACGGCAGAAGCAACATCGGAAAGTTTAGATTTGAGGATGTTGAACTGCATACCCCCCGCAAGTGCCATACCCGCAACCTTTGCTTTTAGAGGAACGAGAGCAGTATCTATTTTCTGAAAAGCTCCTTGCGCAACATTCGCAATATCCGTCCACAAGGAACGGTTTTTGCTCATGTCGGCAGATAGACTATTCAATGCAGATCGGGTTTCCTCCACGGCAGAGGGAGGAATGAATACTTGCTCGTCCATTGCCGGAGTGGACGGTGTAGCATTATCGGTAGGAGCAGAAGAATTGTCAAACCGAGGAACATTGACATTTCCAACCGCACCGAGTGCCTGTAATCCGTTTGCAAGTTCGGTGAGTTTAGAAAAATCGACATCCTTTAAGAGGTCAACCGCTATACCAAGGTCAACAATGCGGTCTGCGGTCTTTCCAGTTCGGATATTTCCGACTTCGTTCAATCCTTTCAACCCGTCCGCAAGGTCACGCAATTTGGATGCACTACCTGAGTCGATTTTCGCTACGGCTTCCGAAATCTTTGAAAGGTTTTTCTGAATAGAATTAAGCCCCTTATTGCTACCGCTCGTAGCCCCTTTAATTTTCTCCAAAGTGGAGATCAGTTTACCTATACTGTCAACAGCTTTCCCTGAATCCCCGACAATCTCAATTTTTAGGGTATCAACAACATTCTCATCCATCCTGCTTCACCTCCCGTCCTGCCATTTGCATATTTGTTTTCGCAGCCCACGCCGCAACTTTCGCTTTTTGTTTATCGTACCGTAGCCGTTCCTCTCGCTTTCTGCGCTCTCTTACCTCTTTATCAGTTAGGGCAAAAGGCTCTGAAACATAGGGAGTAGCCTTAGTACCTTTCTTTGCAAAGGCATGAAGAACAGGGGCAACATCAATAAGAGCTTCATAAAAATAAGCCCCCTGTAACCACAGTTCCTGATTTCGCCTTTGCTGTTTCATTTGATGAGCTTTTCGGTAATACCTTGCCAACAGACAATCTCCGTTCCAATACTGTTCATAGGACATCCCTATTGAAAGGTAAAACGGTAAGTGTTCATAGAATTGCTCAGTCAAAGAAGAGGGGGCAGAGCCGTTAACCGACTTGCCCCCGTTAAGGGGCGGCGAGTCACTTACCAACTCGCTCCCCAAGTCAAGTTTCCCTCAGACTCTTCCGGCTCGTCCATCAGGGCTTCAAGCGGCTCACTATACATTTCAGCAAGTTTCTGAATGAACTCCTGCTTGTTAGTAAGTTTCGCAAAGATGGAATCAATGACTTCCTTCTTTACAAACCTGTGATGAGCCAAAAACGCTCCCGCAAAAAGAGTGGGAAGAGTGGACATCGGCTTATCGCCAATATCACTAACGACAAAGCCCTGCCGCTCCATTGCTTCAATAGACCTTCTCGTAAACTCCAAGGTATATTCAGTACCCTCGTACTTGATTGTGATAGTCTTTGCCATAATAAAGCCCTCCTATATCTCTTAATCGCCGCTTGCGACCGTAATTACGGTAGACGGGGCAATGGAAATTGTCATATCCACGACCTCATTCACACCGCCGCCGACAACGAATACCGACAATCTGCCTGTAAACTCGAACTTACCGTCAGAGCCGGTCGGAGTAACAGTACCACCCGATACCGTGCCGCCGAGCCATACCGCAAGACTAAGGTCTTTATCTTCGAGTGCTTTGAGCGTATCAAAGTCGGTTTTGGTATAGTTTGCCGTAAATTCAAGTGCATCCTGCGACTGAATACCGGGGATGTATGTCTGCGCACCGTCAGAAAGAGTGGTGGTTTCGAGCATTTCGGGCGCACCACCGAGATCGGGGAAGTCCTTAATGTCAACGAGCTTCGACCAAGTATCTGCGTTGTCTACTTTCTTCATAAGAAAGACTTTATAAGTGGAAATAGCCATAACTTATTACCTCCTGTAAATTGTATTGGTTTTGGACACAATCGCCGTATATCTTGCGAAAATACGATATTTGGTTGCTTCGTCCAAGTTGATAGGGGTTTTTGTGTTTCGGGTAAACCCTAACTCGTTCATTACTTCGTCAACGGTAGCGATAATAGCCTTGCACTCTGATTTCTTCTTGCTCGTTTTGTTTGAATAAGCATTAACTTCATAGACCACAGTTGCGTGATTTTCATTACTACTCGTATCTCTTGTGGGTAAATATGAGTAGTTGTCTGCTTCCTCAATGCAAACGAACGGAAACTTTGAGGGACTATAAGTCGTTACACTCTCGACCGTAATATTGGGAAACTGCTTTGTCAAAGCAGTCTTAACCTTTGTGAACACGGCGTTCTCAATGTCAACCATTTTTGAACACCTCCCTTGCGATATTTGCGACTTGACTACGCATTTCCTTTGCAGAATCGTACATTGCACGAGCGGGAGGATTACCGTGGGTAAGAACCACCGTACCCTTGTCGTTTTCTTTAACGACTTTTCCGTTCGTACCCGGATTTCCGTAATATCCCCAACTGTCACGAGAGCCTTTTCCTTGTCCATACGCCCCACGGATAGCACCGAGAGTGGCGGCTTTGGGATGCTGCTCTGCATAATGTATGCCGGTGCCGAACTCGATAAAGGTGATCGAACTGCCCGTTGCCGTAAGAAACAGTTTGTTATCGCCAACCCATTCAGGCTGTTTGTTGACAATTACATCATTATCACCGTCATACTGTGCCGTTTGAAATTTCGCACTTGCAACATCTATGCCGATTTTAACGAGTTCCTCCAACAATCGGTGCTGTTTCTCTTCGAGGGATTTTTGATAGGTTTTCAATTTGTTTATCAGACTGTCCAAACCCTTTACTCTTATCTCCATTACGACACCTCAACCTTGCTGATGGCGATAGACACGCTATTGAGAGAACGAGCCACTTTCTTCACGATATAGTCGAAAAGCGGAACTCCTTCACCGTCAAAAGCCGGGGTTTTATCCACAAATAAAACGGTATGTTCGTCTATCGGACAAGTCACATCGTCAAGGACGATAACCTTATCATACTGCAAAGAGTTTCCAAACTGTTCTACGGAGGAGTTACCCGTTGCCGGAGAAACATTGGCTTTGAGGAACACGGGGTCAGAATAAACTACCTGTGTTTCTCCCGTCTCGTCTCCGGCTTCGTCAATAACGGGTTTCTCACTTTCGTACAAACAATAATGGAATGAAGTTTTATTTCGCTCCATACACCGCATAACGACACCTAACTTTCTTCCCAAGGAAAGATGGAAGCAAACGGTACAATACCTTTCAGCATAGAATCAGGAACACTCGCACTTTCATAAGAACGGTTAACACCGTTTTCGTTATGCGCAGTTTCCCCTTCCGCACCACGCTTATTGAGCAGATATACCGCAATCTCCAACTGCGTATTATGATACCGAGCTGGAACACTTCTCTTATCGTGTCGGTACGGGTAGCATTTCGCTAAGACCTTTTCTGCCGCAATATCGAGAAAGGTGAGCAGAATGTTATCATCGGTCTCACCCGTTAAAGCAGAAAGTCTTGCTTTCATTACTTCGTCTGTCATTGCTGCTCACCTCTCTTTCGATTATTAACCACTCGTTGACTCAGAAGTGGTAGTTGTATTGATAGTACCGCCCGCAACATAAACGCTACGGCTATACTCAGGCTTCGCAAAGGTCTTAGCAATACCCGTGAACTTGCCGTGATACCATTCCGGTCCGTAATCAAGACCGAGCTGACCGAAAATCTGATATTTCGTACCCGCACCGACCTTAGCAAGCTCTTCAAGGAAAAAGTTGCCCTTGCCGGGAGTCGGCTGATTAACGGGAGCGATAACATCGAGATCGAGAAGCAGAGCCGTACCTTCGGGTAGGCACTCGCCGAGATAAAGGTACACAACCCCGATAGGCGTTACAACGCTCGAAAGCGCAATGCCGTTAATCTCACGAGCAGCGGGAATTACGGTAAGACCGTTCTGTACCGCATCGGCGTTGATCTGAAACAGAGTGATTGCATCACACCACAGGCACAGACCAGTGGTAGGAGCGTTGCTCTCGTAGACCTTTTTCACCATATCTGCAATGTCCCACAGACCGAGGGGCTTGTTACCCATAGCCCTGACATTGGTAGTAATGGCGGATACGAGACCCTTAGTCTTGTTGATTGTCGCATCGGTGGTTGCCTTGTTGTAAACGCCGTTGATAAAGGTGTACTCAATATCACGAGCGATCTTCTGCATCTTAGCCGCAACCTGAAAATCAAGTTCATTGATGGGGTTTGCGGTCTGATTTGCGATATTCACGCCGGAGAGAGTACCCATGTTGGACTGCTTTGCGTAAGAAACGCCGACAGACTCCTGAAAGATCTGAGTAACATTCGTTTCCTGCGAACGAGTTACTACGCTTGCATCAGGAGCGGTAAGAGAAGCGGTCTCACTGATAGCGGGCTGAGAGCCGCCGCCCGTGGTATAGTTCTGACCTACCACGAACTCTACATGATTTGTATTCTTTGCTCTGCCACCGATTACCGAAGAGAGCGGGGTACGGGTGTTACCCTTGTTGAAAAGCATCCCGGAGTAATTCAGCACTCCGAAACTGGTTGCAAAAGTATCAGCCATTGTAAAAATCTCCTTTACTTGTTATTTTGATTTTCTTGTTCGGACAGGCGAGTATAATATGCGACTGCCGCAAAATCTCCTCTGCCCTGTGCATCTTCAATCATTTTTGCGTAATCAGTTTTACCGTTTCCGGCAGAACTGCCCGCAGGGGGAGTAGAAGTCTGCCCCATAAGTTGAGCCTTGTAAGCCTTATCGTGGCTTTCGAGGAACTTCTTTTGATTGGCAAAAACCTTATCGGTTTCACCGTTCGCCATAGCCTGTGCGGTTTCATCGGCAAGTGTTTCGTCATACCCAAGGGCGAGAAAACGAGCCTTATGCTCGGAAATGAGTTTTTCTTTTTCCATTTCCTCAACTCTATTTCTGAGAGTAGTAAGCTCTTCTTCGCGTTCCTGCTTCTTTTTATCCTCTTCGGACAAGAGAGCATTATGCTTTCTCTTCCATTCGGCTGCTTCGCTGTTTGCCTTAGATGCCGCATTTTTATAGCGTTCGAGTTCGGTAGCATTATCCTCGTACTCGACTGCTTCAAGAGCGGCGATTTTCTGTTCAGGGGTCATTTCAGCGTAACCCTCAATCTTGCTCGTATCAATTTTCACCATAAGAATTACCTCCTGCGTTTAACAAGGCTGTTCACTCAGCACTATATTTCTGTTTGTAGAGTTGTTTCTCTCTGCGTTTTAAGGTTTTCACTAACCTATATAAAGCCTTTCGGCTAATATACAAAGAAAAGGGACTACGAGTGTAATTACTCATAGTCCCTGTTGACTGTTTCCCTCTACCCAATTATAGAGGTCTTGTTTCTAACTCGCCGTTCAATTTCTACAATGACGAGTTTATTATTCTCTTTTTTTATCTCGGCGGCATTTCCTTTCCGCACGATTTTCATTATGAGGTCGATAACCTCCGGGGTAAACATTTTCTCGTATTCCACATTCACACCCTTTCTCTCTGACAACGACAATTAGGATGTGGATCAGGGGGTACAAGGTGGATGCTATAAACACGACCGTCCCGTTTTTTACAAATCGAGCAAGTCTTTTCGTCCCTTTCTGCAACCCACTTTACAAGTTGTACACCGTCATCGTTGTACGCTTGCATTGTGGCTTCATCAGTAACTCTGTCCGCATATATCCTGCACATGAAAGACATTGAGCGCAAAGCAGCATCAAGTTCTTGTGCTTTGGTGTCGCTCGAAATAATGGCTTCTATTAGTCGAGCGCACTTCCTGTCCATCTCGTGGACAAACACATATTTGCTCACGGGGTCGTACCCCGTTAGAAGATAGTCGATCCATTCTTCGTCAAGGTCACGATAGGACTTCCGTTGTGTGGTATGAGAATAAACTTGATTAGCCAAAAGGAGAAACGACTTTTTAACAATTTCGTACAATTCACGGTACAAAGTGTTGACCTCGTTCAGAACATTCAACTCATCAAAAGAGACCAAACTTTTCAGTCGGGAATATCTTTCAATCAACTGCTTGTCGATATAGGCAATTATCTTGTCCGTGTATTCATAGGTCATTGCTTATCGTCCTCCGAATCAGGAGTATTGTCACTTTCTCAATTCGCATTTTTCTTCGACTTCTGCGTTTCCGTCTGAGCAAACATTTCAAGTTCTTTCTGCGCTTCTTTCTTTCGCTCATCTGAGTATTCTTTACTCTGAGTATATGCAAGGTCAGGATCGACAAACAAGCCGCAGTGTTCAAACG